CATCTGCTTCCCCTTTAATCTTAAGTCTTGGTTCAACTGAATCACTTGGTAAAGGTATTGTAGAAATTGATGAAGAACTCCTATGGGTTGACTCATATGACCGCGTTGCTAATACAGCGACAGTGGCTCCCTATGGTCGCGGATACCTAGGTACAACAGCGGCAACTCACTCAGCAGATGCCAAGGTAACTATTGCTCCTACCTTTCCACGCTTTAATATTAAACGAGCAATCAATGACACTATCCGTTCTCTTGGTTCAAGTATCTTCGCAATGAAGACAACAACATTTACTTTCAACGCAGCAGTATCTACTTATGCCTTTGCCAACCTAGACATCAAGAATATCTTGACTGTACACTGGCAAGATATTGGTCCATCTAAAGAGTGGCGACCAATTCGTAAGTATGACTTTGATGCTGTAGCAAATCCAGAGGCATTCGGTTACACATCTGGCACTGATAAGGTACAGACAATTACATTAGGTGAAGCCCCAATCTCTGGACGCACAGTAAAGATTGTTTATGCAACTGACCCAGTAGCCTTTACAACTAACTCACAGGATTATGTAACACAGACTGGACTACCAGAATCTACACGGGACGTAGTAATTCTTGGAGCAGCCTATCGTCTGCTCTCATTCCTTGACCCAGCACGTGCTGCTCAGGTTAGCCCACAGGCTGATGAGACAGATAGTAAGCGTCCATATGGTGCATCACAGACAGCAACAAAACAACTTTATGCCTTGTACTCACAGCGTCTTGCTGAAGAGACAAAAGCACAGCAACAGAACTATCCCCCACGAGTTCATTTCTCACGCCGATAAGGAACCTGAATGACAACTAGAAAATACTCCTCACGCTCTCAGCAAACAACGCTGACTGGCGCACTTACCTCATCAGGTACATCTGCCACTGTTGTGTCAGGTACAGCACTCCTTGGTGGTGTAACAATCTCCGCTGGTGAAACCTTTACGGTAGTAATTGACCCAGATACAGCACTTGAAGAAATTGTAGATGTCACCGCCGTCAGCACTAACACGCTGACAATTACTCGTGGTGTTGATGGCTCAACTGGACAGGCACACTCTGCTGGTGCAGTAGTTCGTCATATGGCTATTGGTCGTGACTTCCGCGAAGCCAATACTCACATTGAAGCAACAACTGGACACGGTGCTACAGGTGCTGTAGTTGGCACAACCAACACTCAGACTCTTACTAACAAGACAATCAGTGCAGCAGATAATACTCTTACTGGTGTTGTCACACTTACTGGTACACAGACACTTACAAACAAAACTTTAACTAGCCCAGTTATTTCAAGCCTTACCCTTGGTGATGGCAACATTGTATTTGAAGGTGCTACTGCTGATGCTTTTGAGACAACACTTACAGTTGCTGACCCTACAGCAGATAGAACAGTAACTATTCCAGATGCAACCACAACATTAGTTGGAACTGATACTACTCAGACATTGACCAACAAGACCCTGACTAGCCCAACCATTACTGGAACTGGTACTATTGCTGGAACCTTTACAGGTAACTTAACTGGTAACGTAACAGGCTCTTCTGGTAGCACAACAGGTAATGCTGCAACAGCAACTGCTCTGGCTACTGGTCGTACATTCCAACTTACTGGAGATGTAGAAGCAAGCGGAGTTACCTTTGATGGTACTGGCAACGTAAGCCTAACAACTGTTATTGGTACTGGAGCAATTGTCAATGCTGACGTAAATGCTTCTGCTGCTATCGCTAAGACCAAGTTAGACCTTGGTGGAACTATTACTTCTGCTGACTTGGTTGACGGAACTATCGTAGCCACAGATATTGCAGATGGAACAATCACTGCAGCCAAGATGGTCTCTGACCCATATGCTCGTGCTAACCACACTGGCACACAGGCTGCGTCAACTATCTCAGACTTTGATACACAGGTACGCACATCTCGTTTAGACCAAATGGCAGCCCCTACTGGCTCAGTTAGTGCCAACAGCCAGAAGATTACATCTCTTGGTACACCAACATCTAACGCAGATGCTGCTACTAAACTTTATGTAGATACAAAGGTTGCAGACCTAGTTAACTCTGCCCCATCTACACTTGATACTCTTGGTGAGATTGCAACAGCAATCCAAGCAGGTGGAACTGTCTACGACTCATTTGTACTTAAGGCAGGAAGCACTATGACTGGTGCTCTTACCCTTTCAGGTGCTCCTACAGTTGACCTACACGCTGCTACAAAGGCGTATGTAGATACTGTTGCTGGTTCTGCTACCGCTGCTGCTGCAAGTGCAACCGCTGCTGCTGCATCATATGATTCTTTTGATGACCGTTACTTGGGTAGCAAGTCATCTGCCCCTTCTGTAGACAATGACGGCAACGCACTTATTACTGGTGCCCTATATTGGAACTCAGTATCTAACGCTATGTTTGCCTGGACAGGTTCTGCTTGGGGTTCAATCTCATCTACTGCAGACATCTTCCGTTATCGCTACACAGCATCAGGTGGAGAAACATCTGAGTCAGGTCCTGACGATAATGGTTTGACTCTTTCCTATATCGTAGGTAAAGAACAGGTATACCTAAATGGTGTTCTTCTAGTTCGCTCAACAGATTACGTAGCAACTAACGGAACAAGCATTGCCTCTCTTGCAGCATTAACTGCTGGCGACATTCTTGAAATTATTACCTTTACTCCATTTGAAGTAGCAAACGTAATTAGCCCAACAGTAATTGATGCTAAGGGTGATTTGATTGCTGGTACATCTGCAGACACTATTGGCAAATTAACTGTTGGAAGCAATGGACAGTATCTAAGTGCAGACTCAGCAACTGCCACTGGTCTATCTTGGGTAACACCTGCTGCTGGTTACTCAGCCCCAACAATTGGTTCAACATCAATTGCCTCTGGTGCAACAGTATCTACAATTGCTGGTTTAACTCTTACAAGTCCAACTATCAATACAGCAACAGCATCTAGCGCAATACTTGTTGCTCCAGAGGAGCGCACAACAGTATCTGCTACGGCTGCTACTGGAACTGTTAACTTTGATGCAGTTACACAAGGTGTTCTTTACTATACAACAAATGCTTCCGCTAACTGGACGCTCAATGTTCGTGGCAGTTCAAGTGCTACACTAGACAGCATCTTGGCTACTGGTGATGCAATAACTGTTAACTTTTTAGTAACGAATGGAAGCACTGCGTATCGTCAAACAGCATTTACTATTGACGGTACATCAGTAACTCCTAAATATTCTGGTGGCACTGCTCCTGCAGCAGGTAACGCTTCAAGCATTGATGTATACACATATACAATTATTAAAACAGCATCAGCAACCTACACCGTATTTGGTGCTGGTCCAATTAAGTACGCATAAGGAGAAACAATGCCATTATTTAGTCCTGTATCTGCAGGTGGAGTACCTAAAGCAACAGTAACTGGAACAACAGGTTCTCCATCTGTAGACACATCTTCACGTGCTGGTAAAACTATTTACAACTTTACTGGCTCTGGAAGTATTACTGTTGGAACTGGTGGTACTTGTGAGATTCTTGTAATTGGTGGAGGCGGTGGAACTGGAAATGGTTCTGCTACCGCAGGTGGTGGTGCAGGAGGACTCCTTACTTCTACTTCTGCATATTTACCATCTGGAACTTTAACTGTTGTAGTTGGAGCAGGTGGCAATGGTCCTGGATACTTTACAGGAGGCGGTTCAACTCAGCGTGGTCCTGGACAAGGCGGAACAGCATCAAGATTAGATTCTTATTACGCTGCAGGTGGTGGTGCTAGTGGCGTAAGTCCACAAGTTTCAAATCCTAATTATTCTCAACCAGGCGGTTCTGGTGCAGGAAGTATGTTTGGTTCTACTTATGCTGGTTCTGGAGTTTCTGGACAAGGAAACGCTGGTGGAATAAGCAACTGGAGTGGAAACAACGGTGGCGGTGGTGGCGGTGCTGGTGCAGTTGGTGGAGACTCTATCAATGGTGGTCGTGGTGGTAACGGCGGCGCAGGACTTGCATCATCAATTACTGGTACATCTGTAACTTATGCTGGTGGCGGTGGTGGTGGTGGTGTTGGTGCCAGCACTGGTGGTTCTGGTGGTGGTGGAAATGGTGGTTCAAACAGCGGAACATTTGCGGTAAGCGGTACAGCGAATACTGGCGGTGGCGCAGGTGGTTGCGGTGGTGGTGGAACTGGAAATGACTATGGCGCATCAGGTGGTTCAGGTAGAGTAATTGTGGTGATTGGATAATTATGGCTCATTTTGCACGCTTAGAAAATAATATTGTTAGAGAAGTAATTGTTATCAACAATGAAGTTCTCCTTGATGAGAACGGTGTTGAACAAGAATCAATTGGTGCACAATTCTGCGCTGACACATTTGGTGGAGAATGGAAACAGACTTCATACAATGCAACTTTTAGAGGTAAGTATGCTGGCTCAGGAGACATCTATGACCCAGTTGAAGATGTATTCAAATCATCAATGGAGGTAACAGAATGAGTAAAGCCCGTGACCTAGCCAACGCAGGTACAGCCCTAACTACCGTATCAGCAACAGAGTTAGGCTACCTAGATGGCGTAACTTCTGCTGTGCAGACACAGTTAAATGCTAAGCAAGCAACTGTATCTGGCGTCAATGATACTGAGATTGGATACCTTGACGGTGTTACATCTGCTATTCAAACACAAATTAACGCACAGATTCCTAAGTCTACTATAACCGCTAAGGGCGACCTGCTTGTAGGTACTGGTAGCGGAACATTGGTTGCACAGGGTGTAGGTGCTAACGGAACAGTTCTTACAGCCAACTCTGCTCAGGCAGATGGTGTTGAGTGGACTACACCTGCTTCTGGTAGTATAACTTTACTTAGCACAACTTCGTTATCTTCAACTTCAACAACAGTTTCAAGTATTAGTGGCGATTACACCAACCTAATTGTTCAAGTTATTGGCGCAGCACGTGCTACAAGTGCTGCGGCTTTGAATATGCGTGTTAATGGAATATCAGGTGCTAACACTTATAGGTCATTGTCTTCCAATAATTTAAATTCTACTTGGGATTCACCTGCTGCAACAACTGAATTTAACTTGCTAGCAACCCAAGCAGCACCTGGAAACAACAACATAGCACAAGTTACTTTTCCAGATTATGCTCGGGCTGGTACATCAAAAAGTTGGCAGGGTTTTTGTATGCAAAGTACAAGTGACGCAGGTAGTATAATGTTTGGAAGTTGTCCTTCTGTGACATCTGCAATAACTTCAATTACAATTTTTGCAAGTGGGACATTTACGGCTGGAACAATTAGAATTTACGGAGTTAAATAATGACAAGACCAACAGTTAGAATTCACGACCTCTCAACAGATGAGGTTATTGACCGCGAAATGAATGACGCAGAGTTTGCGCAATACGAAGCAGACCAAGCAGCAGCAGCAATACAGGCTGCAGCAGAAGCAGCCAAGGCTGCTGAGAAAGCAGCACTTCTTGCTCGTCTAGGCATTACTGCTGACGAAGCAAAACTACTGCTCGGCTAATGTGTAAAGACTGCGGTAACTGTTCTAAAACAAATACATTTAATTAAGGAGTAACGTGGCTGGTCGTGATATTACCGAAGGTCGTGCCGAACGTGCGATTGCGGTTGACGTAGGTGTAGTTTCATCTACTGCTATCTGGCAGAACACTGACGTTGCCTATGACGTAGCAGTAGGTGGATTACCATTTATCTATGCAATCAATGATGCACGTCCATATATTCGCCAGACTGCACCTTATAAAAAAGACCAGTTTGATAATGGCGCAGAGCCAGGAGAACAATCACTTACTGGTTGGTGGCTAAGAAGTCAATCATCCTTTCACGGTGGCGAAGGTATCAAGTTCTATGACCCATCTGCTGGTGAAACAATTGCACATCGTTTTACAGATAGCAAAGGTGTTGATGTCTGGACTAAAGGTCAAGTAACACTACTTAAAGATACTGCTACTACACACTATACAACTGGTGCAATACGAGATAATGGCAGAACAAATCAAATTGCTCGCTCTATTAAATATGGAACAACCGAAGGCATATTACTTTGGGATGAGTTTGATGTAGATAAGATTGCGGAAGACGGAACAGTCACGCACTTTATTGATTATGTTTCTGGAACTGATTACCCTGTTCACGCTATATGTGATGACGGTACCTATGCTTACTGGATTACCAACGTTTTAAATACTGGAACTCCAAGATTACGCGTATATAAGAAGTTACTTACTGGTGTATCTGGTTCTGGTGATACTCTTATGATTAGCGACAATGGCATTACTGTGACTAATGCAGTAATGGAATATGTCAAAGACCGTATTGTTATGTGTATCAACAATAAGATATATGAAATCTCATCCTCTGCATCTGCCCTACCAACTCCTGTCTATACACATAGTGATACCGATATTGTATTCTCAAGCATTACTGCATCTGGTCCTGCTATCTATGTCTCAGGTTACAGTGGTACTCAGTCAAGTATATTCAAGTTTACCCTTAGCACTGCTGGCGTTATGCCTACTCTTACTACTGCTATTACAGCAGCAGAGATGCCAGTAGGAGAAGTTATCCATAAGATTTATTACTATCTGGGTTATATGATGATAGGAACCAGCAAGGGCATTCGTGCTGCTGTGGTCTCCGACCAAGATGGTTCAATCAACTATGGTCCACTGATTGTAGAAACTACTCAGCCTTGCTATGACTTTGCAGCAAGAGATAGATTCATATGGTGTGCGACTGGTGTAGACGGAGCGCCAGGAGTTATCCGCATTGACCTAGGCAATGAAATAGAAACACTACGCTTTGCCTATGCTAACGACCTATATGTAAGTGACATCTCAGGATATAAGACAACAACCTGTGCATTTGCTGGTACAACTAACCGTCTAGTATTTGCTACTACCGCAGTCAATGCTGGCTCAGTAAATAACAAGGCTCTTACTTCCAATGTTGCAACCCTTACTACTGCTGCAGCACACGGCTTAGCCGTTGATGATTCTGTATGGGTAGAAGGTGTAGACGCTACATTCAATGGTCAATACACAGTCACTGGTGTACCAACTACTACTACATTTACCTATGCTAAGACCGCATCCAACGTAACCTCTACTGCTGTATCTCCAGTTGGCAAGGTTAACAAGGTTGGCAGTATTAACATTGAAGCAGAATCAACATTAACATCTACTGGTTCTATAACTACTGGTTACATCCGATACGGAACACTAGAACCTAAGAACTTTAAGCGCCTTCTTGGACGCGGTGACTTTACTTATGGCTCTATGGTTCTAGAAACTGTAGACAAAGATGGTACAGAGTATGACCACATCACATATGATGGAACTGTTAGTCCAGTAGAAGTTACTACATCTGTACCTGCAACTGCTCAAGAGTATGTTGCATATAAGTTTGTCTTAAGTCGTGATACTACAACAACAAGTTTAGGTCCTATATTCAAGGGTTATCAAGCAAAGGCTACTATTGCTACTCCACGTCAGCGCGTAATGCGCTTTCCTGTCTACTGCTTTGATGTAGAGACAGACCGTTACAACACATTGGTTGGCTTTGAAGGCAGAGCATCTGAGCGAATCAGACTGCTAGAAGAGATAGAAGAATCTGGTGACGTACTTACGTGGCAAGATTTAACTACTGCTGAATCACGTCAAGCAATCATTGAACAAATTACATTCACCCGTATGACACCACCTGATAAACGCTTTGATGGCTTTGGTGGAGTCATTGAGATAACAATTAGGACAGTCTAATGAGTGCAACAGAATGGGCTGGATTAGCAGTCGCAGTAGCAACTATCGTAGCAAGTTTTACTGGTTCCATCCGATGGATGGTAAAGCATTACTTGTCTGAACTAAAGCCTGATGGCAACGGGGGACACAATTTAGAGGGACGCCTTAGCCGAGTGGAGAACCGCGTTGACCAAATCTACATCCTCCTTTGTGAGAAGAAGTAGAAATCTTTTAGCAGTATTTTGTGTAGCACTTGCAGGAAACCTTTTCTTTTTATCTCACGCTAGAGCAGAAGATGTAGTATCACCAGGGGTAACTACAATTGTAACTAATGGTGGAGATGATGTTTCGTACCACATCCCACTGACAGTATCAGTTGTTTATGATGGTATTACTTATGAGAATGTTTACGCAACAACCAACTCAGTCATAACATTTGGTAGACCAGATGGTACATATTGGACATATCCAACAACTCCATCTATATCCATTGAGTCTAAAGACTGGTGGGTACTACCTCAACAGATGCCAGACACGCACTTCATTATCAATGTAAGTGAAGGTGGCTTTCAGGTAGATGGTAACTACCGTCCATATGGAACATTTACTGGTGATACAACCAGCATTGTTATTACTGCACAGATTCAAACAGATGGAACTGTTGCATATAGTTATGCGGTAGATGGTCCGCTATCAGGTAATGAAAGAACTGGTGCAGTGCTTACTGATGGAACTGTTGTTCCTTTATCAGAAGTAAATATTATTGAGGTTGACGAGGTACCAGTTCTAGAACCTGAACCAGTTCCTCCAACACCTGAACCTGTTCCAGAACCAGAGCCAACTCCAGAGCCTGAGCCACAACCTCAACCAGAGCCAGCACCTGAACCTGCTCCGCAACCAAGACCTATCCCAATTTTTGAACCACCTGCACCTGAGCCTCCTGCCGAAGAACCTCCAGCACCAGTAGAGGAACCGCCAGCAGAAGAGCCACCTGCGGAGGAACCACCTGTTCCAGTAGAAGAGCCTCCTACTCCTGTAGAAGAACCACCTGCTGAAGCGGAAGAACCTCCAGTTGAGGCAGAACCTGCACCAGAGGAAGCACCAGAACCTCCAGCAGAAGAAGAAGTATTGCAAGCAGAAGATGTAGAAGCATCTGAACTGCCAGCAGATACGCCAATTGAATTGGCTAATGGTGTTGTACTTACTGCTGGTGTAGTAGCAGCACTTGAATTGTTTGACAATCCAGCAGAATTATTAACAGAAGTATTTACAAATCCTGCTCAAGTATTGACAGCACTATCTAATATCGGTGCAGATATGTCTGAAGAAGAAAGACAAGAATCAACTGAAACAATCTTGGCAGCAGTAATCGTGGGACAGATAGCAACACAGTCAGCAGTCGCAGCAGCAGCCTCCGCTGCAGCAGCATCATCCACGTATAGGAGAAAACCTTAATGAAGAAGATACTTTCAGATTTCCTTAACCAGGCTTGGACCTTGTTGGGAATGTTTGTTGCTTGGGTCGTATTAGATGGCTCGGCAAAGACGGTAGTCGGCTATGCCATTGTTGTAACAACTCTTCTATGGGTAGTTACATACAAGGCACGTAACCCAAAGGATGATGATGGAAACATTTAAGAATGTAATGATGAGAATATTTGCTGTTATCGCAGCAGAATCTCTTGGAGTAATTGGTGCTGGTTCCTTAGTAGGTATTGAAGTATGGCAAGCAGCAGTTCTTGCTGGTGCGCTTGGCGCAGCACGAGTACTTGAGGCATTGGCTCGCTTCTACCTAGCAGACGGAAGTCTGACCTCAGAAGAAATCAATGCAGCCTTTGCAAAGGTTGACAAGAAAGCGAGTGAATGATGGGACAAAGAGCAGACTTTATTGCAGTAGCAAAAGGTGAACTTGGTGTCATTGAAGGACCTAAAGAAAACGAAACAAAGTATGGCGTATTTACAAAGGCTAACTTCCAACCTTGGTGTGGTTCATTTGTAAACTGGGTAGCCAACGAAGTTAAGTTAAAGATTCCTAACTGTGTGTATACACCAGCAGGAGCCTCTGCATTTATGAAGAAAGACCAATGGGAAAAGGCAAGCGATACTGCTATGCCATTCCCAGGAGACATTGCTTTCTTTGACTTCCCTGGAGATGGCGTAGACCGCATCTCACATATTGGGATTGTAGTCAAAGATAATGGAGATGGTACCGTGACTTGTATTGAGGGCAACACTGCCCCAGACAAGAAGGGCGACCAACGTAACGGAGGGCAAGTATGCCTGAAGGTACGTGCGTTCAAAAAGAAGAATGGTTCTAAACTGAGAAAGTCTCAGGCTGTGTCCATCGTTGGATTCGGTAAGCCAGTCTTTAAGTCATAAGGAGAAAACAATGAAGGCAAAACTAATCGCAATCGCTAGCACATACTTCCGTGCAGCATTCGCAGCAGTGACAGCACTCTACCTAGCAGGAGAGACAAGCCCAAAGGCTTTGGCTTCTGCAGCACTAGCAGCAGTCGCTGGTCCAGTACTGAAGGCTTTGGATTCCAATAGCCCTGAGTTCGGACGCGGTTCAAAGTAATCTAGAGTACCGATTATACGCCTTCTAAGGCGGTTTTAAGACACGAAGACCCCTGAGTGGTAGAGCAATCTATCCCTTGGGGGTCTTTTTGTCATTTCTTCTTAAGCCATAACTGGTAATCTTGCGACAATAAATCGTACTCGCCAGTATATTTAGCAAGGAACCTATCGATGGCTGGCTTAGGTGTGAGTTCAGGTTGCAAGTCTTTACCCCATAGGTAATCATCAAAGGCTAGGACTCCACCAGACTTCAGTAGTTTCCAAGCGTTGTCTGCATCCTTGGCTACCTGATGGGATGTGTGGTCTCCATCAATGTAGATAAAGTCAAATCTGATTTCGTTCTTACCAGCAAAGTAGTCATCGCTAGTCATACGCAAACGCACAGTTGACTTCAAGGAGCCGATGCGCTCTTCGTAATACTCAAGAACTTTGTCAAAGTCTATCTCGCTGTGTTGCTTCTCATCCGACCCAGCCCACGTATCAACGTCATAGAGGTAGGAAGTCCTATCGGTCAGGATGTTCTCGCATAGCCAGATGCTGGCATCACCAGTGAAGACACCTATCTGCAGAAACTTCAGGTCAGGCTTACCTGCTAGGTGGAGAAGATGATTCTCAAAGTGATACCTCTGCCCATCAAACCAGTTGGGGTAGTTCGGCGTGTCGTTTTCCATTAAGTGTTCCTGTCTGTATATAATTAATTATATAATAACATATAGAATATATATAGGCGCGGAGCGCCGTATATAATAATATATATATTATATACTACAATAGATTTATATAGTTCTCCTGTGTTAGAGTACTCTCCTGTCCTCCGCAGGAGGACTATATAAAATAACTTAGACAGGGGAAGAGTATGTTCAACAAGAAACTAGAAGAGTCAATAGAAGTTCTATACGATTCAATTTGGTTACTATCAGAAGAAGTCAAGACTATTCGTGAAGAAGTAGATTATCTACTAGAAGTTTTAGATAATGATTAAACTGGATTCTTACGAACTTCCAGAGCACATATCCTACTCAGCATTTACAACTTATCTTACCTGTGGTTATCAGTACTACCTAGGTAGATTACTCAAGGTACCTGAAGAGCCAAGCATCTGGTCCGCAGGTGGACGTGCGTTCCACTACGCAGCGGAGTTGTATGACTATGACAACTAATCCTTTATGGGCTAAGGCTTGGGCTAAAGAAATTGAAGGGCTTAACCTAGATACAGCACGTCGTGCTGGTAGAGCAACAAAAGAAAATCCCAACAAAGAAGATGCAGTATGGTGGGACACCAATGGTTCCAAGTGGGTAGATAACTACATCTCTTGGCGCAAGAATAATCCTGATTGGAAAATCTGGACAACACCTCAAGGGGCTAAGGCTATCGAATTAGAACTTAACCCTGTAATTGCTGGCGTAACTGTGAAGATGTTTATTGACAGAATTTTTGAGGTTAATGGACAACTTGTGATTGTCGACCTCAAGACATCACGGTCACGACCAACGTCCGACCTTCAACTTGGCTTCTACAAAGTAGGAGTTGAGATGATGCTAGGAGTGAAAGTCAATCTAGGCAACTACTGGATGTCTCGTGAATCGGGGACAGGAGAGATGATTGACCTTAGTAGATATACACAGGACACACTTGAATACTTTGTTGATGGCTTTGACAAAGCACGCAAGGCTGGTATATTTCTACCGAACCTACAATCGTGCAATTTCTGTGGACTCACAGAACATTGCCAATTCACAAAAGGAAAATAAATGGCTATAGAAGATTGGAAGTTACAGGTATCTATCAAGACTCCTGTTGGCGACTTAATTAATATCCGTGCTAATACATCCGATGAGTTATCAGTATTGCTAGAAGGCATTGCTGATTTCTCTACACAAATTGCAGCCACGCAAAAGATGATTGCTGGTGCATACAACACAGCCCCTTTGGGGACCACTGGTTCAACAGTAGAATCGCAGCCCGCTCCTACTTACTCAACCGCCCAGACTCAGCCTCCGTCCGCTGGGGCGGGAGGGATGTCAACTCCAACTTGTCAACACGGAGCACGTATCTTCCGTTCGGGAACAAGCAAGACAACGGGGAAACCTTACGCGTTCTGGGCTTGCCCAACACCGCAGGGGACACCCGACCAATGCAAGCCAGCGAACTAATACAACAGACGCTGATGTAAGAATTGGTAGAGGGGTAGTTATTCAGGGGAAGGTGACTGCCTCTCTTCCAACTTAAGACAGGAGTAGAAATGAAAACATTAGAAGACTCAATAGAATTACTTAATCAAAAAGTTTACGAACTTCTTCAAGAAGATGCTGTTGGTAATATCCAGCAGATTAAAGAACTCACTCGTGCAATCCAGCGCATTAAGCGTGCACGATGAGAACACTTGTACGCAGTGTAGGTAGAGCAGACATCGGTGGAGAACCGTTGCCCTCTGTGTTCCGTGCATTTGAAAGTAACAAAATAGTATTTCGTAGAGCAGAAGTATCTATGCTCGCTGGTACTCCAGGTGTAGGAAAGTCCACTCTAGCACTGGCTTTAGCCCTTAATATGAAAGTGCCTAGTCTGTATATATCTGCAGATACCAACGCACACACAATGGCTATGCGTCTTGCATCAATGATTAGTGGTAAGAATCAAACTGATGTTGAGAAGTTAATGGATACAGATACTGGTTGGACTAAAGCAATCCTTGCTAAGGGTAGCCACATTGTATGGTCATTTGAATCTTCACCCACCTTGCAAGATATAGATGAAGAAGTCCAAGCCTTTGAAGAACTATG